CTAAAAACCCAACATCCATAAATATAATTTACTCGTTTGTGATAGCCAAGCTATCCTTAAGAGACTTTAACTGCTCTTGTATTCCACACCATAATAGGAACTTAGCATATAAACCTGTTTCCTCAAGGAACTGAATTGCTAATTTTTGTTCCTCATCCTCAGTGAAAATGGGTTGTGTTAAATCCTCCTCTACAACCACTGGAGTTGTAGGATTTCTTTGTTCTTCTGTTTTAAATTCTATTGGCATATTGTTGTGTTGTTTGTTGTTTATTTTTATTACCTATATAAATTTTTGATTTGCTGAATGCTTGTTCATTACGTGCTAAATTAGCTAACATAATAGCATCCACAATATCGTCATGCATTCCATTTGGGTGTGTAAATGATATATTACCATTAGCCGCGTATTTAAACGTGTAAGCACTCATTTCATTAAATACCTCAGGCATTAATTTTTTGCTTGGTAATTCAACTTTACCCTCTTGTAAATCATAGATTAATTTGCGAACGCCCTTGGTTTTGCTATCTTGAGTAGTTGTAAATGCTTGTAGTTTGCGAATATGTGGTTTTAATAGCTCAAACATTGCTAATCCAATCCCATTTGTTTCGCAAAATCCTCCCACGATATTCCATCTACGGCATTCATGAACGATATCCTTTCCAAGTTCCTCAAAAGTTCGTCCGTTAGCTCTAACAATTTTTTCGACTCGTCCGGATTCGCTTTGGATAGCGCAAACTGTAAAATCGTTAGATATACCTGTATCGACTCCAATATAATATCGTTCAGTTCTTGTTGGTATTCCCCATTCATCTAACATACATACTAAATCTAGGTTTGTAAATACATCATTTCCAGCATCAGTGAATTCCGCTAGGAACTCCTGATAGTATATATCGCGTGGTAGTGATTTATGTTGTTCTACAAGGAAATCCTTTGAAACATACGGGTTATCACGAGAAATAGCTTTGAATGATATATAGGTGTTGTTAGACGTGTTACCACGTAAAAACCATTCATAAAACCAGTTCTTAGATTTTGGAGTACTAATCATCAAACATTTTTTTCCTAATGCTGATAATGTAGGTAATACTGCCTCATTAATAGCAATATCTTTAATATAAGCTGCCTCATCAATAACCATATAATTAAATGAAAATCCCCTAATTGTTTGATAATTGTCTGTTGATAAAAACTGTAAAGTAGACCCGTTGATAAATGTAATTGTAAGGTCTGCTTTATTTTGTTTAGCAACTAATGAATGTGCTGCGTTTGTAAGTTCGTCAAATATTTTCTTACACTGATTATATACAGGAGCAACCCAAGCCCCTTTTTGATTACTTGTTTGTAGTAACCAATAAATCATTAAATTTTGTGCTAATAACGATTTACCAAATTGACGTCCGCAGGCTACAACAGCAAATTTATGTTCACTATCAGCAAACCCATCTATAATTTTTTTCTGCCCGAAATGTGGAGAGAACAACTGAATATACATTACAATATCTCTGTTTGTCCAAAGTCAGGTGATAATTCATTACCCCAACTTAATTTTACCTCACCTTGTATTTTTGCCTCAATTTGTTGAATATCGTTACCTGAATACTTCATAATTTGATCTACAGCACGTTGTCTTACTTTAGCATCCTCATCAGCTAATAATTCAATTAATGTATTTACAGCAGGGTCTAATTGTTTAGATAATTTTTCCCTCCAATGTTCTTGGTATAATTCAGTAGCTGAAGCCCAATACGCTGAATATTGTTGTTCACTTTTGTCATTATATGTTTTGTGACAATATTGTATCCATTCTTTGAATCCTAATTTATTGTCACTATTATACCTTAACGCGTAGCATTTTTCTACACGTGCGTCAGTTTCGTTTTTTGTTAGTTTTTTTCCAGCCATCTTATATGTTTTTTATATATTATGTTGTTGGTACATATTTGTTATATAGCGGTTTTTTAGTGTCTATATAATGCTGTTCACGTTCAAGCAATACCTCACGCGAACATTCCTCTATTACGCGTATAGACGCATTAGGATGTTGTTGTAGTAAGGGATAAAGATATTGTGAGGATTTAGGGGCGGATAATGGATTTTTTAACCAAGATTTATGACTACAAATTCTTGAATATAACCAACTACTTTGTCCAATATATAAGGATATATCATTATCAAACCATTCATAAACACCAATACTTTTAGTCATACGTGATTTATGTAATTGTTTAGATTTTTCTGTTTTAATGTATGCTTGTCTGTGTTTTTTAAGTGTTTTTTTACCTTCTTCTGTTTTAAAATATTTTTTAACTCCGTTATTTACACAAGACTTACACCAGCTATGTAAACCATCTTTATTTCGTTTATGTTTACTAAAATTAATAAATTCTTTTTCAACCTTACATTTATTACACGTTTTCATAGTTTCCATAGTTTATTATAATAATATTCCCTGAATTTAAATGATATATACCTACCAGTAAATTTAAGATCGTTTAATTTTATATTCTGCCTTTCCATTTGTATTCCCATTTATTTTTGTCATATATCTGTTTGATTTTGTCTATATTAAAATACCATCCATAAGTCATAAACTCATCCGCCATATGAAATTTTATCATTCTAATAGTGACACTTATATTATTGAAGCCAAAATATACACAATTTTGGTTTTTGTATTTAGCGTTTATTACCCTACCAAATGAGGTGATACAATAATTGTCTTTCATTCCATCATACAAATGGTATTGCTCACCCTCCAATAACATTGATTTGAGGTTATCCTCATATACAAGTGATGTTTGTTCGGTTTTAAAATGTTCTGGGTATAAGTCATCCACATCAACATTATATCCCATTAGTTTTTTTTCAATCAAGTCCCATGCTTTATCCCCATCCAAGTAGGTATGAAACATAGAGCTATTATAATGTGTTATTCCCATTATTGTTTTTTTCTCCCACGTGTTGGTTTTGCTGGAGGATAAGCTATGTCCTCAATTTGTGTAGCATATTGTCCTAAACGTGAACGCCATACATTATATGTTGCTAAGTATTCGCACCCACAGCTTGGAATTCCTACTTGCTCACGGAACGCAAAATTATGAGCTTTCATCCACCAACTTAATGTTGTATGGTCTATTCTATAGCCGGCTTTAGGGAACACTTCCTCAATAATGTAGCGTGCTTGTTCTTGTGTTAGTTCTGGATTAAAGTTTATCACTGTTATTTAATGTTGGTTTTAATTCTTGAATATATTGTTTTTCTAATTGTTCTAATTCATCAACTGAACATTTATTTAATATAATAAAATCAAAATTACGTTTACCATATTGCCTAATATTTGCCTCTAATAAAGGACTTGTAGTTTGTAATTGTCTACCTAAAGTAAAATGTTCACATTTCCGTCTACGTAATTGAGTTGATTGCCCAATATAAGATTCATTAGTAATTTTATTTATAATTCTATATACACCTGAACCCCAACTATTATGGAAACTATCTACTCTAACCCTAAAACAGGTTTTACAATAATAAGTATAACCTGACAAACGTGATTTATCTTTATTAAATTCCGTTAGTGATTTTATTTCACCACATTTAGTACATTGTTTAGTGTCCATATCTGTCTACATCTAGTTTGTCAATTAGATAACTTATAATATATCCAAATATACAAACAACTCCTGCCTTTACCAAACTAAGTGTGATAGCTAATCCTAACCAGAAGCAAACACACTTTACACAATATAACCAGCTGGTTACTTTGTAGTTGTATAACTTAAAATAGTTTTTTATCCATTGTAATGGTTGGAACCATTCGCTAATCATTACCCCTAATACTGCTAACCCTAATAACTCAATCATTCTTTAGTTCCTCCAAATACAGGTTTACCTCCTTACGGATTTTATCTCGTTGGTTTTTCTCTCTGTTGTGAACAACATTGCCCATTATTTCGATTTGTTCCTCTAGCCAGTCCACACGTTGGTTAAGATGTTTTTTACGCGTTTTTAATTGTCTAATAACGCGGATAATTCGAGGGGCGAACATAGTGGTGAGAACGCTAAGTCCTGCTGTAATGACGATAGTAATAAAATATAATGTGTTCATATGTTTTGTGATTGTTTACAGGCATCCCTTATAATTGCTAACCCTTCATCCACTGCTTTCCTGAGATTATTAAGTGATATGCCGTATTTTTTATTTAGTTGCTGGTATGTCATTTCATATATAAAGTAATCTGTTAGGATTGCCTGATTGTAGAAATTCATTTTATTAAGTTGTTCCATCATACATTCATAATTACTATCCTCACTTATCTCTATTTCATCGTATTGTCCATTCACATAAGCATCCTCAGTTTCTGCTAAATAAACACCTCTATTGTTATACATTTGTTTTCTGTATTTACTCCAGAATGGTGATGTTGAGGAACGAATATTTAATGACATTGATTTACCCATATAATTTGGTAATGCTTTGTCTAATACTATGAGTTTGTATAAATAAGTAAGTGGTTTTTTAGTAAGTAATTCTGTGATACAGAAAGGTAGAAGGTCTTCGAATTGTTCGGCATTGTAGCTGGTAATACGTTTAGCATCAGCAACTAACTTAGGATAATCCTTGGTAATCTGGATTTTAATATACTCCCATTTTTCTGTATCAGTTAAATTCATCAATAATAACTATTAATAATTATCTTTGAAATACTGATTTCTATACTTTAACCAAGTTTTCTTTATAATTTCTGATTGTTTTTCAGAAAGTGAAAACTGATGTGATAAAAGTGTATTAAAGAAACTATCTTCCCATTCATTCAAATAAGTTTTAACCATATTATACTGGAGTTCTAATTTATTTGTTTGCTCAAATGTTCTAATTGTTTTCTTAGACTTAGCAGGTGCTTGTTTCTGCTGTTTCTGGATTGTTATTTGTTGCTTTAACTCAGCATTTTTAGCATAAGCATCATAAGCATCTTTGCGTTCCAATGTATTATATTGTGAACCAAAACTTCCTGTTTTCTTCCAATCACTATTCCAGTTAATTGGTTTGAATTTACTGAATCTATCTTTAGGCATAACTAATTAATTAATATGCGGTAATATAATAATCAAGTGTCAAAAAACCAAATTAAATAATAAAAAAGAAACATAATGATAGCCCAGGTAAAAAACCCGTAGCTTAACCTGACAATATCAGTTTTACAATGTTGCTGATTATTCTTGTAGCCTGGTCGCTAATTTATATAGATACCGCCTCAGGCTCTATATAATACGGCGGGTAATTTCATTAATCCCTATTACTACAATATTCCAGAACATCTAACGGAGACCTTATTATATATAAGTTCAGCACTCCGGACATTGAGGGAGAGGTACTGAGTTAGCTCGGCATTACCTCCTACGCGTCGCACTCTCTCTATCGTTTCAGGTTATTGCCCATTAGAATAACCTTATGTCATCAATAAATATAATGATAAAAGTCAGGACAGCCAAATTAAAATAAAAAAAAGGAAAATAATTTTAATTAGGAACATTCAGAAATTGTATTTATATTCGACATATGAAAACAATATTTAGTAATGAGGAAAAAGCGAAGATTTTCCACGACTTTTTAGGTGAGCGCTTTAAGTCTTTTGAGATAGCATCTCCAGATACAGCACCAATTTCTTTTGTGGCGAAAGATCATGAGGATAAGGAATATTACATTTATCTTAATGTAGCTAAAGAATTATCTATTAAGGATAATAATAGAGATCAAACTGGGATAATGATAGAAAACGCGCACTTTTATCATTTATACGGAATGGTAAGCCAAGGTATGAATGTATTCTATATGGAATGCTTTAATGATGGTTGGATGTTATTTTATTTGAATGATTGTTGTGATCCTGCTCAATTAAATGTATTGCCTGAACAAACATTAATTGGTGTAGCATCTGCTTTACACATAGAAAAACCAACAACAAGAATTGATGCTGGTAATGGAACATATACTCAAGTAACATCAACATATAAACAACCTACAGTCATACAAGGTTCACCAATATTAGGTAGAAAACCTAAAAATCGAGTTAGTAAAAGTAAAAAATAAAAGTTATTTGCCCTGACGATTGTAGGGCTTAGTAGGAGTTGCCTTTGGACCTTGTTGTTTAAAGGCTTTTCCTTTTTTCTTTGGCTTAGTTTTATATAAACTAACACCTATAGATTTAGTTGCTTTAGCCATTATTGAAATTTATAGCTTACTATAATTACACCAGCTGAACCACTAGTTCCAGGATTATTGAATGAGCTTCCTCCACCACCTGAACCATAGGGTCCAGCATTTAATAATATTGGATAAGCATCAGCTCCTCCACCTAAACCACCTAATCCACCATTAGCTCCACCACCACCCCCTCCATAATAACTAGAAGTTCCATTAATTGAGGATTGTAAACCATTACCACCATTACCACCTGAAGCACCACCATTTGCTCTAGCACCTGCTCCAGCTCCAGAAAAAAGTCCAGAGAATGTGCCTCCAACAAAATCAGCATTTGAACCACCTGGTCCACTTTCTAAACCTCCACCACCAGCGGTTGCTGTAATACTAAAGGCAGATGAACTACTACCAGAAACACCATTAAAATTTTGGGCACCTCCAGCACCACCAGCTCCAACTGTCATTACATAAGTAGTAACGCTTGGTGAGAAGCTACCTGTTCTAACAACTCCTGAGGCACCACCCGCACCAAAACGTGTTTCTGCTTTTCCACCAGAACCACCACCACCTCCACCTAAAATTAGATAATCTAAAGTATTATTTGGAGATGAACCAGCATCAGTAACTACAAAATTTGTATTACCAACTGAACTAAACGTATGTATTTTATAATCACCACTAGTAGTTATAGTACCACCTGAAGCACTTATAAAGCTAGCAGGAAGTGATGTTGAAATTGTTTTTACAAACGCGAATGGTGTAAACATATATTATACGAAGTTCTTAATGTTACTTAAATACAAATTAGTTGAATCAAATGATATAAATGTAATAATATCAGTTCCTGTAGTTGTAGTTGGTACATAAGCTGAACCACTTGTTTGTAATACTGATGATGGGAAACTTACTGTAGCCGAACCTGTTGTATTTACTCTAATGTTTACAGTTTGACCTGGTTGGATATTAGATGGGTTAATAAATGTGTTTGAACCTGATACTAATTGAACTGTAAAGAAATTACCTCTTGATAAATCAAGTGATGCTGTGTTTGAGCTAATTGATAAAGCACTTACATTACCTCTTACTGAACCAGTAAATACTGCTGAACCTGTAGTATTAAAGTTACGAACATAAGCTGTATTACTAGCTGCTGCTGTAATATTTGAACCACCTAAAATAACAGTATTTGTAAAATTACCAATTGTATTACCGTTTCCACCAATAATACCATTATAAGTGCCACTGGTATCTAATGTATTAGCCCTACCACCTACAATAGCACTATATGACCCTCTAGCCAAGTTGATTTCTCCTCCACCTATAAAATTCGCATCCCCAGCAGTAATTTGGTTATCAAATCCTCCTACCATTCCGTGCCTGTCACCAGCAGTAATTCTAGAGTTACCACCACCACCCACAAAACTATTAACCGCAGTAGCATTACCTAGATATCCTCCAACCACTGCTGAATTCGTGCCATTTGCTTGGTTATTTCCACCTGAGCCACCACCACCTATAACAGCACTATTAGCTCCTGTAGCTGTATTACCAGGTTGACCTGTTACTATTGAACCTGTTATTGTTAATGAACCAGTAATAACTGCTGAACCTGTGAATGGGAATGGACTGCTTGCTGGGGCAAATGAAGCTGAAACAGCATTTTGTGCTTGAGATGCTGATACTGCAAATGAGGCAGTACCTAATAATGAAGCAGTAACTGCTGAACCTGAAAATACTGTACCATTTATTTGTCCGTAGAATGTAGTACCTAAACCACCTCCAGCACCAAATAAAGCAACAACTCCTGCTGCATTATTTTGTATTTCAACTCCGTTTACAGCAGGTGCTTTAACGTGGTGTGTTACTATATCAGCACCGTTAACCATAACAATTGACCCAGTAATGTTAACTGAACCAGTTATTGTTTGATTACCTATAAACGTATTTGAACCTGTAGTTGCAAATGAACCTGTAGATACAGCAGAACCAGTTGCTACAGTAACATTAAATGTTGAGGCATCACCTTTTGTAAATGTAATTACGTTGTTAGTTGCTGAGGCAGTAGTTAATAATGATGCTGTTGATTGAGGTACAACATTTAAAGCAAATGAGGCGGTTGTAGCAAATGATGCTGATGTAGCATTATCTGCTCGTGATGAGGTAATTGCTAAACTACCTGTTATAGTGTTTCCTAAGCCATCTTGTAATTCACTACCACTTATTTGTGTTAGAAATTGATACGATTGGCTAATGAATAAAGTGGATAAATTACGTCCCATGTTATATATTAAAAGTTAGATACATTGTTTTGATACGACCTGTAAGGGTATTGTGGAAATTGTGGATAACGTGAATCATAAATTGGTAAACCACATTCACGTGCTTGTCCAGCGTGAAAACCTCTACCATTGCGTCTCATAACAATTGGTGACTTGTATTGAATTCCAAAGTCAGGATACATTTCTTGTAATTGAACGTTTCCATTTAATTCTGGAAATAAACCTTGGTTTTGAATTAAGTAATTTGTTAGGCGTTCCTCGTAGAATTCCTTTTTATTTTGAACAGATTGTCTTTTTCTGTTATAATAAGTGCCATCTACTTTCTCGCTGTTTTCACCACCTGTAGGCGATAACAAACCATTGTTACGAGGACGTAAATAAATGTCCTCAAGTGAATAATAGTAAGCAGCATATAACAAAGCATTTTGTATCCAATCTAATACTAATGTTTGATAGTTACCTGCTAATGTGTTGGTTTCAATTTTATCTAAAATAGTATTATATAATTTAGTTCCTAATACACGCTGTATTTCAATGTCCTGTGCCTCACGAACAGCATTCTTAAGTAATTTACTATCTACGTTATTGTTTATGTCAGTGAATTGACGTAGGTTTTCTTCACTGATTATGAATACATCAGTCATTGTTTTAATTATTAGTTATTATTGAGCTACAACAGTACCTTGTGGGTTATTAACTGTAATAGCTTGGATTGTACTTGCTGTAACAGCAGTAAATGTAGTTCCTCTAGGTAATACAAATCCAGATACACCAATTGATGAACCTGAAATAGTAAGGTTAGCATCAGCAGTAGCAGTAATTGAACTAAATGAACCTGTTACTACGCCTGAACCAGCAGGACCAAACATTGTAGCACCACTAAATGTTTTTGTTGTACTACCTGATATTGCTGTATATTGAGTGTTTAAGTTATAAGCATTATCATAGCTACCTGTTGCCCCGATTGAAAACAACAAACCAGTTGATGCTGAAACAGCACTTGTAATACCTTGTATTGCTGAATAATCAGTAGCACTATTTGCGGCTGAAGCACTAGCATTAAATACCGCAGAGGCAGTAGCTGTAAAGTTAGCAGCACTAGTATTGAATGGTACTGAATTAATAAAAATAGTATCTGCTGTATTTGTTTGAGCTGCTGAACCTGAATAGAATACAACTCTAACACCTTCTACCGAAAATGCTGTAATAGCTGCTTCTCTTAATGAGGCAGTTGCTGATGATGATACGTAAGTATCTGTGTAGCTACCTGAAACAAAAGCAATACTAAAATTAGTAGTTGCTGGAGTAGCTAATTGTCCTGTATTTGCGGGTGTGGTTCCGCTGATTACTGTGATTGGCATAGTTTTATATTTTTAATTTATTGGTTGTTCTTGTCCTGCTTGATTGATGTTAGGATTATTTAATCTGTCAGCACGTTCGATTTGTGCCTCAAGTAAATTATCTTCTCCTATTTCGCTTTCTTGTCCTGTAACCACATCAACAACTTCCTCACTATCACTATATAGGTTCAATTGCTGAATACCTAAAATATAGTCATCACCATAGTTGATTTTTAATATTTCATCAAAACAATCTAGGATTGCTTGTTGGAATGGCTTAATTACTGTGTTTGTAAACAGCAAATATGCCTCACTTGTTTCTGTTCTACCACCTAATTGTCCTTCGGTTTTAATACCTAACATCATAGGTGAGGTAATACGATGAGCAGTTAATATTTTCTGCGTTACTAAGTCGTTTATTGACGTATAGTATTCATCTGTTCCGTTTGAGGCGATAGGGGTTATGACTGGTGAATTTTCTGGACTATCAACGTCCATATAAATGAGCGAACCCGCATTTTCTGCTCCACCATATTGGTTACGAAGCATAATTTCGATTGCCTCTCTTTCCTCCTCGTTGGCATTAGTGAATGTAGTAATTGCTAATGAGGGAACAGCACCATTACTGATGTTGTTAAGGTGGAAAGTATCGATTTGAGCATCTAATTCTATTACTTTTAAAGCACCAACATAATCAGGCACAGGATAGTATTTCATACCTGGTCTGTAGTCATAGTAAACGTATAGTTGTGATGGTTCATCGGCTTTTTTCTGTGGATTATATACAGGTAAAAATGGGATGTCCTCTAATGATTGGTTAACATACGAGTTAATACCATTCCATTCGTCCCAAATGTAGTAACCTGGTACCTTGCCTCTAAAGTTTTTCTCTTTAGCACGCAAGTATGAAAAATCAATGTGGTATACTTCCGCTATTTTGGTTCTGTCCTTGCTCCAAATTACCTCTAAAGCAAATCCACCAAATAGTTTTAAGTCTTTAGCTACTTTTTTAAGCAAATCGTTCCATGATTCACCTTCTAAGTTAGCAAAATCTAATGTCTCGGGTTTATCACTTGTTAAACCATTGCCTACAATTGAATCAACTGTGGCATTGATACAAGTTCCGTGAATTGATGAGTAATTCATCAAATCAATTAATTTATTAGGAAAACCATTATCCGCACCAAAACTAATATAGAATTGATTTTTGCGTTCAATTAAACTAATACGTTTATTAGTATCATTGTTGCGTGGGATAGTTTTAAATGTATATTTTTGACTCATTTTTTATGGATAATTATAGGTAGTATACGTACCTCCGTTTGTCGGTAATAAATATGTGGTTGTATCTACTCCATTGCTACCTGAAATAAATGCACGTTCGGTTGATAGTAATTGTGTTTTAATAAAATCATTTGAACTATTCCAAGTTTGAGCAGTAGCGTTCCATAATGTATTTTGTGTTGCCCAAGTTAATAACTCAGGTGCTCCTGTAAATTGATAAATGTTAACATCATATTGTCCTGAGGCTGTTGGTAATGTAGAACCTGATACTTGAAATACTAACCAAGGATTAGTAGCACTTGGGGCATTAATTAAAGTAGCAATTACATCAGCCTTTTTAGAATAGTCATATGATTGGGTAAAATCAAGTAAAACCTGAGTTGTACCAAGTGATGCTGTTGCATCAGGGTAAACCGCACTTGAATTTGCTGTGGAAGAAACGTTTAGTTGAAGCATAGTTTACTTTCAACCAAGTAGGGGGTTAACACATTAGTGTAACCCCCATTTGGTTTGTTTTTTAAGATTAAGCGTATTGAGTAATGGTAATACCACTCAATGAACTTGTAAATGTAGTAGCTGAACCACTAACCTCACTTGCGGGGTTAGGCTCGTTTCCACTAAATACTAAGTTATATCCGTTTAAGTCGCTAAATGCTGTTCCTGTTTGAGAGGTACCACTTAACAACTGAGCACCGTTAACTTGTCCCATCAAGAACCAACGTGCGGCACCTGTTTCGCTACCGTTTTGTGTTTCGATGATGATTTTTAAGTTAGGGTTTTGAGCTAATACTCTTACTTGGTTACGAGTAGCTGTTTGCATTTTGAAGAACACGGCGTTTGCTGATTGATTGTAAACGATGGTTCCGTTTTCTGGAGTTGCTACTAATTCCTCTGAATAATTAGACGTTTGACGGAATAATTGGAATTGATAGAAAGTACCTGAACCTGAAATTGAGGTAATTAAACCTTGGCTTCCAGAAATGCTGCTAATCGAACCAGATAAAATATAAATTGCTTTTAATCCACCCGTGTTGTCACGACAACCGAGTTGAAATCCTGAGGTAATATCACATGGCATAATTTTATCTAGTTTTTAAATTGTTAAACAAATTATTGAGCACTAACCCAGAACTCAGGGTAGGCAATGTTAACGCCTAATTTGGTAGAGATACGGTGACGTAATGTGTCTGTATTAATGTCATACCACAATTGGAATTCTGTAAAGTCACTCATCAAGTCAGTACCAGCAACGATTTGCTTGGCAGGACCGAAGAATATACGATTGAAACCTTGTAAACCAACTGTACCAACTACGGTTACGTTAGGTTGGAATGGGTATTTCATTTCATATAAACCAGGACGATTAGTTACTGAAGCTGGATCAAAGTAGAAATTGTTAGCTAAACGCAAAGCAGTCAAGTAGTTACGGAATAAAGTAACTGACATGAAGAACGTTAAGTCATCACGATCAGCAACATCCGCGCTTGAGGTAGCAATCATAGTGTCCATAGTGGTCAAAATGTTC